AATGGACGCTTGGCGAGCGTGATGTGACCTTGTTGTCAGATACTGGATTTTTGCGAAATGATCCGCACGATTTAGCGACACCAAACGAAATCAGCGGCGTCGTTCGGTTCAGCCCATCCTTGGGACTGCCGCCAATCGATGGAGCCGTAGCAACTGTAACGGTAACGCTCCCGCAGCTCAGCACAGCAACCAGCGGCGTTACACGCGGAACGATCACAGGCAAGGCGTTCTTCAGCCGTGTTGCGTTTCCTCAGTTGGCAAACAACGAAACGATGGATTGTGAGTTCACGCTGAAGATGACCGGCGAAACCCTATCACAGACACGAGAAACATGATGGAAATCAAATTGATTGATCACATTGGCGAAGCTCCCAACGGATCGCCGGTGGATCACGAGCAATGGATAGTGTTTTGCGATGATGTGCAGGTTGGATACTTGCCAAAATCGCCGGACGCATGGTTGCAGTGCATTGTGTCATTTAGCGAAACCACGAGAGCCGAATTGATTCAGGCCGTCAATGAAACAGCAGCGTTGAAAATCGGCGGCGTGGTTATGCCAGTCGATCCTGATCTCGAACCGAAAGAGGATGAAGAGTAATGACACTAACGAGAGCGACGTTAGGGAAACTGACAAAGCGGCTGACCAAGGACATCGAAGTGTGCGGGCATAGGGTTAGGCTTCAGCGGCCGACACCTTTGGAGCACTCGCAGTATCAAATGTCCTTGGTTGACAAAGAAGGCAAATGGATCGCAACGAATCTTAACGACGCAATCATGCTGCTTACGGCACGGATGTGGATCGACGAAGAAGGCGAGCGGCTGTTTAAGGATACCGAGACGAAACAACTCGGCTCAATTGATCTTGCGTTTTATCAGCAGTTGTCGGAGCAGTGTCAAAAGTTTGCCATTGTGAGTGAGGCGTCGACAACGCTGGGGGAGTCCGACAAAACCACCGTCTTCGATTCGCCTGCCGAGTCTGCCTTGAGCTTGGAATAGACGATCCAGAGGCGTGGTTAGATTCAATATCGGATCGGGTGTTTGATGTGTGGTGGGCGTATTACCAGTGCGAGCCGTTCGGATCTCACTGGGAACAGGCGGCTTCGCTGTCCGCGATGATTCACAGCAACACTGTGATGATGGCGGCAACACGAGGGGCGAAAATGGAATCGCTGAGTGTGATTGATTTCATGCCTGCGGATTCGATGAGGTGGCAGAAACGAACGAAGCTCAGGGCACGCGGCATTAGTCATCCAAAAGCACAAACGGACATTCTCAAGCGGGCATTTGGCTTCTCATGACAACAATCACCGCACTTAATGTCCGTCTCGGCATGGACGTATCGAACTTCAGCGAGGGGGCAAACCTTGCGAAGGGCGAGGTGACGAAAGTCGCTACGATCATGCGTCAGTCGGTGCCTCCTGCTGAAAAGTTTAAGCAGGAGGTCGATCTGCTAAATCGTGCGTTTTCCGAAGCCGGAAAGAAGTCGAGGGAATACGCGAACGCTTTGGCCTTCTTAGAAAACAAGCACAAGCAGACAGCATCGGCAATTGCCAAAACGACGGACGCGACGAATAAAGCAAATAACGGGGCGTCTGCGGCAAGCGATGCTCTAGTTGGATCGCTGAAAGGTGCGGCGGCCGCCTACCTGAGCCTGCAAACCGTTGCCAAAGCGATTAACCTTGCATCTGAAATCGAAGATGCAACAGTGGCGTTCGAGGTGCTAACGGGCAGTGCTCAAAACGGGAAAATTCTGTTTGAGCAGATTCGAAAGCTCGATCAGAATACGCCAATCACGTTTAGTAATGCAACGCAAGCCGCAAAGACTATGCTCAGTTTCGGCGTCGCAGTGCAGGACATAGAAGGCAATTTGAAGCTGTTGTCTGATGTCACTGGCGGTAACAACGAGCGGTTCAAGAATCTTGCATTAGCGTTCTCGCAGACGTCAGCAGCGGGGCGATTGATGGGGCAGGATGTGCTCCAGATGATCAACACTGGCTTCAATCCGCTGCAGCAGATCAGCAAGACCACCGGCGAATCCATGATTGAGCTAAAGAAGCGAATGGAAGACGGCGGAATTTCGGCACAGGAAGTTCGCCAAGCATTCGTTGACGCAACATCTGAAGGCGGAATGTTCCACGGGATGACGGAGCGGCTTGCCGAAACAGTTAGCGGAAAACTGAACATTGCGTTGAGCGACATGGAGCAAAAGCTGGCGGCAGCCGGGGAAGCACTCGGGCCGCTAATTATTCAGTTGCTTGATGCTTCAGAAGATTTAAAGCCAGTCTTTGAAGATGTAATCGTTTTGATTGGCATGTTTGCAAAAGGTGCAGCGTTTACGATCGCATTGCTAAAAGATTTTGAAAAAGCAAAGCGAGGAGACCTCAGCTTTTCAAAAACGAATGAGTTTCTTGATCGCATCGAAGAACGCGAACGCAAGGCCGCAGCAGACAAGGCCGCAGCAGTCAATGCAGAGTTTGAGCAAAAGGAGGCGGCTGTCAATCATGTGGCAATCGCCGAACGCAAGGCAGCCGAGCAGTTGGCGGCAGCCAGAGCAAAGCACATGGAAGATCAAAAGAAGGCGGCAGAAGACGCCATCAAGCAGCAGCAAAAGAACATCGAAAAAGAACAGGCGGCGCGGCGGAAAGCAATCGACGATTTGGATAAGGCCCAAGAGCAAAAAGCAAAAGCTCGCGAGGAAACATTCCAGCGAGACATGGAAACGGCTCGCAAAGCCGCAATGGATTACTTCGCACAGCAGGAAGAAAAGAACAAGCAGCGCAGAGCAGACGTTGCGGCCGGGCCGGGCGCTGGCATGGAAGTCGGATCTGCTGAGGCTGCTAAGTTCTCTGCCGATCAAATCAATCGGCAGATCAGCGTGGCGGCCGTGCCAGATCAGCCTACGCCCGGCGAAGCTCAGATTGCGTGGAAGGCAGAGCAGCTTTTCAAAGAACAGCAGGCGGCAAACGCATTGGCAACACGACAAATCGCGATTATGGATAGCCTTTTGAGAGAAGCCAAAGAAAACGGTTTCAGGAGAATTCGATAATGGCGGATCTTAGCGGCATCACCGCAGTCAGGCCCACAGCAACAACGCAGGTTCGCACCTTGCAATACGGCGGCACCGTAGCAGTCGGGCAGCCAGTTTCCCTCAGTTCTAGCAAGTACGTCGCATCGGACGCAAACGCATCAGCAACGCTGGCAGCAGCGACAGGAATCGCAATGACGCCTGGCGTGACAGACGGCTATGGACTGGTGGCTGTCGGCGGTTCCATCATTCTTGTCGGCACGACAATGACAGTCGGCGAAACTTATCTTGTGTCCGATACCGCTGGCGGCATCATGCCAAACGCAGATCGATCGACCGGCGACTATGTGACTCGACTTGGCACGGCATCGTCGGCAACGCAACTTGATCTATCAATTCAAGCCACAGGAATACAGGTGCCTGCATAATGCCAACGACATTTCGAGGCGAAACAAGCGAAGGCAAATCCAGCATTCGGTCATCCGGTGGCATTGCTGTGCTTGAGGAAGAATATCACTTCCTTGTAGCATGTGACTCGGTTAACACGCCGAGACTTGAAGTGCTGGCTACCGCTGGCCTGCCGATTGTAAACGTTAGCACATCATCGAGCGGGTTTTGCATCTGCCGTGGACTTGACGCGACGCGAAGAGAAGACCAGCGAAAACTCTGGGATGTAACAGCAACGTTCAGTTCCGAGGTGTCCGAGGGCCAATCGTCCACAGCATCATCGGGAACCAGCGTCAGCTCTAACCCGATCGAATGGGTTCCAATTTATGAAACCAAGTTTGAACGATTGCAGGAGATCGTGACGACAGATCGAAGCGGTGCTCGTATTGCCAACAGTGCCGGGCAGCCGTTTGAAACGGGCGTTGTCCGATCGCGATTCATTCCGATTTGGGAGTTCTACCAGTTTGAGCCAGACACTGACACAGACGAGGAAGTGATTGACCGAAACGAAGTCGTAAACAACGGCACGTTCAAGGGCAAGTTGGAAAAAACGCTCCTGTGCACTGTGCTGTCATCTGTAGTTGGGTTCTATTACGGATCACGTAAACGATTGACGCGATACGCATTGCGATACAACGATCAAACGTGGAAGCATAAACGGCTGGATGTTGGTACTGTCTATTTGGATGGCGGAAAGCACAAGCCGTATTTGGACGACAATAGCAACGTAATTCTTGGAGGTCTCAATGGGGCCGGAGCAAAGGTTGCTGTCGGAACTGCGCCAAGCGTGCTGGAGTTTGATATTTATGAAGCAGTTTCGTTCAGCAGCTTCCTGAGAGGCTAACATGCCAGACGAGCGAACATATGGATTCAACGCAGAAGATGCGAGATCATTGCTGCAATCAATCAGCACTGGGGAAACCACCTACACGGAGATCAGACCACGCGGTTCAATGAGCCGCATACAAGTCGTTCTCACGTCAGACCTACCAGCAGCCGTAAACACGAAGCGAGATCCAAGCACGGCGACCGCACGAATTCTCCGCAGGAAGACGGATGGAGACCTCACGCTATCCACTGACTCAATAACCATCGTGAATCGCTTTACGCAAATTAGCGTTGATGCTGGCACATATGGCAAGGCTGAAATGATCGACGGCGAATGGCAGCTCTACGCGGCTGATTGTCCGGGCGGTTCAGCATCGTTGGGGAGCGTCTAATGCTGCTGGGATGCTGTCATTGTGGAGAAACGCCGAGCGAATCGGTTCCGCCGAGTGCGAGTACGAGTGCATCGCAGAGCGGATCAGTACCTGATTACACATACGGAATTTGTAATTGTGCAGCCGTGCCAAAAACATGGCAGGTTGTGTGGCCTGCAATGAATGCTAATGCTCCATGCCCGATTGCGGCGGGGACTTATGATCTTGCGTATGCAGGAGTAAAAACATTTCCCGGGGCTGCGTATGAAGGTTGCACTTGGGAGTCAGCCTCTCTTGGCCCTCGAATGAAAGTCACTGGTGGGGCGTGGAATTGCCAGACGTGGACGACAGCACCACCGGCGTTTCGTGTTTTTGTTATTCCTAGCCAGTTTATAGACCACTTGGAACTCGTGGTAAGTTATTCCGTGTGGACTGACGGATTTGGCGGTAGGTATCTTGACCATAACGTTGTATACGCAAACACATCGTTGACATCATCTCCGTGTCTTCACAATGGTGCACTGACTGTCGGAGGCAGCCCCGATACGTGGCCTAACAAAACCGATACGGTATTCCCTTTCACATTCATTAACTTGCCGGTCGCCTCAACGGTTACGCTGAGTCCAAAAATATGAAGGATTGTCGCTTTAGGTTTTTGCATCCTGACGGCCTCGCGACATGCACGAGCGACGCGCTAATTTTCGGCGTGTCGATGCCTGCCGATCCGATTGATATCTGCCGCGCGTGCCCGATTCCTGATATGCTGGCACAAACTGAACGTCCAAAAGATTTTTACAAACAGACGGCAGACCTGCTCGTGCACAAGCAGCGTGCTGGCGAGTATGTTGCCAATCCTAAGCCATGCGGCGGGTGCGGCGAAACGAAACACCGAGTGCCAGATGCTCCGGCGATGCAATTCGTCTGGCCGTATTGGGACGGCGGGGCACAAGCTGACGAGCTTCGATGGTCCATCAGATCAGTCGAGACGTTCTTCCAGGGCAAAGCGAAGATCACAATCATTGGCGACAAGCCGGAATGGTATCACGGGCATGTCATCATAAAAAAGAGAGTTCCAGCAACAAGACCAAACCGAGCGTTCCGCGACATGCTTGGCAAGGTGTTCTACATCGCGACACATGCCGAAATTGACTCCGAGTGCGTCTGGATGATGGACGATATTTATTTTCTAAAGCCGTTCACCCTAGACGACATTAAGACGCCGCGTGCGGAGCCGTGGCGACCTGACGCCAGCAACAGTTGGCAGAAGCGGAAAACACTGTCGATGGAGACTCTGGCGGCTCGTGGATTAACTCAACACGACTACGCTACGCACCTGCCGCACTGGTTAGAGAAAGACAAACTGCGGTCAATGTTCGACGACTTCAATCTGCACGAGCATACGATGTTGTGGGAAGTGCTTTACGGCACTGTCTACCGAGGCACTCCGCAACGCACGC